TACTTATCAGGTAGAGCCGAGAATCCAAGCACGAGGATCGAGGACAGCGCCACCGAAGATCGTTCGGATCTTCGAGCGCACCTCGTCAAACGCAAACCCGTGGCCCGTGTTTGCGGGCTCATAGAAGAGTTCCGGCGCGGCGTTCCCGCCCCACAGGCCCACTTCCATCGTGTTCGCGCCCTGAGCAGGATCGGCCATGAGATACCAGTGCGTCGCGGTGATGTACGGCGTGACCAGAATCTCAAGCTCGGGCAGAACGTTGACATCGTTGTCTGCCTTGCCCGGCCAGTTCGGCGTGTAAAGCATTCTCTTCGCCGTCAACAGGTCCGAGGGATGCACAATCAGATACTTCGGAATGTACATCGCGGGCATGTAGTTCGCGTCAGTGAACGTCGAGGACGAATCAAGCTGGGTCTGCTGGAGCATGGTCGTAACGGCCGTCTCCAGGTTCGTATAGTTCAGACCCGTAGTCGTCATCGTGTTCGCGAACGTTCCGGCACTCGCTCCGACAGAGCCGAAGATCGCATTCGAGCCGTCGTAACTCGTCGGGTTCGCATCGAGACAGGTGTAGAAGAAGAAGTAGTCGTAGGTGCGATTCGTGGCCTGGCCGAGCTTGCGAACGTCGTCATCGAACATCCCAAGATCGTCATAGGTCGAAGCCTCGAACGAATACCCATACATCCCGCCGTACTTCTTCGGCGTCCAGTTGGTCGAATCGTCGCTGTACTGGAGTTCCTTGTAGGGTTCCTTCGCCTTTACTTCAGGCAGGCGGTTGAATCCCGAATGGATGATCGAGTAGCGAGTGCGGAAATCGTTGATCGAAGTCGTCTTCGAGACCAGCTTCGGCCACTGCGGCTCGTACTCCTTGTACCCGGCCAGCATCTGCTTGTGCATCCGGTCCAGCGTGAGAGAGTCAAACGCATCCGCGCCGACAGCCTCACGAATTGCCTGGAGACTGGCATGAGCAAGTAGCCCCGGCTTCCTCTTCAACTGCCGCAACGTATCGCGAGCTTCCTCCGTAAGACGGATGGACTTGTCGGGATCGTACTTCTTCATCCCTTTCTCGCGGATATCCTGATTGTCCTCAGGAGTGAGAACTGCTTTGTTTTCAGCCATGGCTATGCCCCCTAGCTCCGAGCGGAGACATCCATTTCCGCTACAGACCACAACAAGAATTGGACCCATCCGCCCGATGCGGGATCAGCTTCAACAACGCGGCCAATGGGCACGTCGCCACTCGTTCCGGCGTCAACGGTCGATGCACTGGCAAGGTAAATCTTGTCATAGAGAGCCGCGTCGTAAGCCGTAGCCGCATCAATCTCGAACAGGCCAGCCGTCAGGACGGTAATCGTCTCGCCAGCCGCCGCATCCGACCCAGCAACGCCAATAACGCCAGTCGTGCAGCTATCGGCACCCTCAATGAGGACGCCGCTAGAGTCGCAGACGATGTCGCCTTCCTCCAGCGCCGTGTTGCCGTTTACGAACTTGACGTGATGGCCCCAATCGTCAATAACGCGAACATTCCGTGCGCGCGCTCCGACGGCCATGACTACTCACCGTCCTTGAGACCAAGAACGTCATTTAGAAGTTCCCAGTCATTCTCAGAGGCGTTGTCGGCCTCTTCCTTGACGCCCTCGACCTTGACCGGCTCCGCGAGGGAGGCCGCGAGGTCCGTGTATTCCTTCAAGAGCGCATCGACAGCAGCATCCTCGGCAATCGCGTCGGCAAACTGCTTCCGCACAAGCGCCTTCAGGCTCTCATGCAGCTTCGACTCGCCCAACTTCTTCTCTAGGAGGTTGCGGCTCTCCACGATGGCAATCTTGCGCAACGCCTCGTCGCGCTGCTTCACCGTCTTGGCAAGCTCGTCTTGCGCCTCTTTGATGTCAGCCTTCAACTTCACCGTCTCGCCCTGCTCCTGGAGTTCAGCGGCAACGGAGGATCGAACCTCGTCGGCATACTCCTCCAGGAGCTTCGGGTAAGCGTTCTTTAGATCCTGAATGGTATTCAGGTCCATATTCGTTCCTCCATCGAGTTCCAACGCCTCTAGCACATCGCCAATTCCGCCGCGCGCTCCGGCCACGAAGACCGCATCACACGTCCACGGAATCTCGGTATCCACGTCTTCCACGATGAATCCCTCTTGACCCTCCGCTGTACCACGGCGGATCTTTCCCTTTCCATTGATCGAGAGCTTCACCAGCGTCGGAGCGTGTTTGATGATTCGCTGTAGATGTGAGTCAATAGCGTGGAACTCTCCGATGATTGCGTCTTTCCCGGTCGGCCCCGCACCTTCCGCAAAGCGAACGCTGCGGTGAACGCCGACACAGTCCTTGAAACGCGGGTTAGGAATGTGGCCGTCGATCGATCCTGCACCATCGAGGATCGGGGCCAGCTTCCTGAGCAGAGAACTAGAATAGAAGCGTTTGTTGAGCGACCATCCCTGCTCGATCAGGCATTCGGTCGCTTTCACAACGCCGCCTTCATCTTTGATGCCAGACTCAGAAAGCGAGACGGACAACGAAAGATCGTCTGTCAGCATCGCTTCCTCAGTCACGGCGGCGGCCACCGTCTCGGTGGCCTGAACGGTGGCCTCTTCTTTCACTTTCTTCTCCTTGACTTTTGCCAGCGCAACCCGAATCGCCTTCGGTGCGCACTCTTTATCAGTTCCCCCGTCTTTCAAACACGAGCGGAGCACGCCATTAGCAATGGAAATGGCGAGCCGCTTCTTCTCTTTCGAGAGGGATTTGAAGGCGTCAGGGATGTTGCCAATCGACCAAGGCATCTGATCTCTAATGGCCCGCCAGGGATCTCTCCCCGGCGAGCCTTGGGGTTCGGCCTAGCCCCTTGGAGGGGGTGGTGGTGTGGGTCTTTCGACCCATCTAAAGGAATCTCTACAGATCGTAAGTGCCGTACTTTTGCGTGGTTGGGAGAAGCAGGCAACGGCAGTTTACATGCAGTGGGAGCATCGGCTCAGTCCCCTTCGGAAAGAACTGACCGTGGTATGGCTCACAGCGAGAGCAAGGCCATTCTCCCTCGGGTTGCGTGAGGTATTGATACCCCGTAATCCAGTCCACGTTAGCAAACCGGCTAGTCATGGCAGTGTTATAGGCGCGAGCCGTCTCTGTCCTAATCGTCGCCTCGGCCCGCTTCATAGCCGAACTCCAGACCGTGCCCTCAGTCCCGAGTCCCGCACCGATCATCCGATTCGAGATCGCCTTGACAGACTCCTTGTTCAAGAGCCCGCGCACTAACTCGCCCCGGATTCGTGCCTCGATTGCCCTTGTCTGCGCATCGGCAAACGGAATGGCATTCGACCGAAGCGCATCGAGCATTGACATCGGTGCCGTGCCTAGCGTCTGACCCATGTGGGCAGCAATGGCCTCTGTCGCCCTCAGGCCACTAGACCACCCGATCTCGACCGCAGACGATACAATGTCCCTTGTAGCGCCCTGTAGAGCCCGCCATAGCATCGACGTGCCAGCGAGCGCCATCGAAGCGTCGCGGATCATCGCGCCCTGACTCAGACCACGATACCGTGCCTCGTTCCTCGCCAGCTCATCCAGCAACTTTTCTACGTCGTGGCGTGACAGTCCCAACAGACGAGACAGTTCCCGCAACTCGCGGTTACTCAGCGTCTCGGCTTCGCTGTAGTTGGAAAGGACGATCTGTTGAAGGCGCGGGTTGGGCACTTGTCACCTTGACTGACGCACTGCGGTTTGATATCATAGAAGCATGAGCGAGTTGAAGGATCGAGTCGAGTCAATCATCCGCTACACTGCCAAGCATTACTGGCCGCCAGAGGGCTCTCCTGTTCTTGGCGTGGAGATTGAGTTACTGGAACACTGTCCAGATCCTATGTTTTCACCCAACGACCGTCACGGATTTCGAGTACGCAAGGTAGAGTGGTACGCCGACCGCAAACACAAGAAGTATGGCCTGTCCTGGAAGACCGGCGAGTGGGTTCTTGTGCAGCAGGGAGAGAACTACGCCGAAGAGACGTTCCTAGAATGCAAACCTAGACCACAGTCTCATCCCGATCCAGCTTGTCCGCCAGCTTCTCCAACGACTGACTGACCATAGTCCACGCCTGTTCGGAGTGCTGGATGTGGTTCGTTACGACTGTCGTCAGCGCATTCGTCTGCGCCTCAGTACACGACTTTATCGACTCGCGCGTCTCCTCCATCGAACTACAGATCGGCTTGACAAGCGCCTCTAGCACGACCTTGAAAATGCGATAGAGAACGTATCCGAATGCGATGATGATGCCCGCCGCTAGAGGGAGACTTGCGATGTCGAACCAATCCATACCGATCTCCTATGGGTTCTTTGGTGTCTGAGCGCCGATAGACTTGTTCATCATGTCTCGCTCAACGTCCTTGGTTGGGTTGCGCCACTGAAAACCGCTGCTGCCGAATGGCGCGTTGCTGTCCTCTGGATCTCCCCCCACCATTGATCCCCACGGAGGCCACCTACCCTCGTCGGTAAGCCTCGTCTCCTCTTCCTCTGGGTCAAGCCCCATCTTCTCCATGGTCGTTGTCCACGACACAGCATTGAGGATGTACGGCTCCATCCATGCCCGCACTTCCTTCTCGGAGTCGCGCGGCACGATTGGGTAGAAGACGATCTTGAAGTCCCCCTCGGGCTTCACGACGCGCTTGACCAACTCTCGCAACGCACCCTGCATTGACAGCCGGATGTCGTTGAATCGCCTGATCGCCGGAGCCTCGGCAACGAGCGTTGCGGAGTAGTTCGAGTCGCTGGAGTCGCAGAACACCATGAAGTATGGCAGTCCCGCCCCAGAGGCAATAGCGAGTGCCAGCGCCCTTCCCTGGTCGCGCCAGTTTACCCGCGCCGCAGCGTGATCGACCGATCCCCACTCTTCTTTGTTACTGGCCGTGATAACTGTGCCCGGAGGCGGGAGCGCCGCAAAGTCATCTACCCGGCTGGTAATCTGCTGAGTCGTCCACGGTCCCTTACGGATGATCGGCAACGAGGCTACGATCTGCGCCGTCACCGACTGGGCATTCAGGAACTTGCGGTACTTGGCCAGCGGCGACAGAATCGGCTCAAGAATCCCATGCCCTCTCATCTGCCCGTAAGAGAAAATCTTGAGGTGGATCAGGTCTTCCGGCTTCCATGACTTCTCATAGTAGTCAGCACGGCCATGGTACATCGTCACCCTCTCAGGATCGCCCTTCGCCGTGTCAATGTCCCCTACCTGAGTCGCGGGAAGGTGCCGAATCTGAGGCGTCGAGTACCAGTTGTCGTTCTCAAACAGCCAAAAGAAGTGCTCTCCGCGCACAAGCAACAGCCGTACCGCGTTCTGGAACTTGTCGTCAAACGTGTTCTCTTCGCGGAACGATTCCCACCGCTCTTTGTCACTCTCGTTGTCAAACTTGACAGAGTAGCCGTCACCAAGAATGTAGGAAGCGTAGATTTCAACGATGTTCTTGGCAATCGGATCGAACCGATACGCCTTGTACGCCTCTTCCATTTGGTCGTAGCGATCGACGTTTAGTTCCTCATCTTGGCTACCGCCCATCTTCAGCCAGCCGTTTTGGAAACGACCGCCAAGCGTCTCATGCGATGAAAGGCTGTAGTCGCTCTCTAGAACGCGACGCCACATGCCGACAGCTCTGTCAAAGATTGACATAGGCTCCTACTTCTTCTTCGTTACTGCTGCAATGAGAAAGCCGATACCGCCAAGGATGATAATCAGTAGCGCGATCATCCCGGCAACATAGGCCATCCCCATGAACAGGTTATGCAGTACGTTCATTTCTCCTCACCCCTCTCCCGAATCATCTATTCGCTCTGATCTGCGACATACCACCACGCCCAACACTCTTCTTGGTGTTCTGGGTCGCAGCCATCGCCTTCGCACTCGTACTCGCGGAGGAACTCCTCATCATCTCCGGCCTCCAGCGCCTGAGAATACGGGCACCCATCTAGGTCTGCCTCACAGATTGCGTCCCACAACGCGTTCACAACTGACTCGAACTCGCCGCCAGCAGCTTCGGCCCGTTTCTCTAGAGCCGCCCATTCCTTCCACAGACACACCTTCTTCATTACCCTCCCCCCTCTACCACTCACTCAGCCCACCAAACTGCCCCTTGTACTTCGGCAATTGCTGCCCCGCTACATCGGGGGAGTAGTCGCCGTATTGCTGGCACCAGAACGCTATCCGCAGAGAGTCGAATCTATCGGGCGATTTGGCGGGCTTCGGGACGCGGACCTTGTTCCCGGCACTATAAGACCACTGGATCGAACCCAACTGCTGTTTTAGCGTTTCGCAATCAGGTATCTCGATGATTCCTTCAACAAACTCGCGTCGCAGCGCCCAGGCCATTTCACTGTTCAGGTCTACATATTCCTGGCGGTCGTCCGCATCATCGGCTGGCACGCCCCCCTTGAATTCCAAGACCTCGACCCCCCGCGCCTGTAGCACCGCGACTGGGGCCACTCCCACACCAGGCTTGTCGATGCCACACGACCAAATCTCGTAGTCTCTCAGCGTCTCTTCAATGAGCGGAGGCAGTTGCACCGCTGCCGTCCCGTCCACGATGCGCTGCTCAAGAACCTTGTTGCCCGCCAGAACGGTGATTACACTGAGGTTCCCGCCACCATCGGCTACGTCAACACCAACAGCCAGTCGGTTGAAGTCGGGGAGAGTGATCTGAAGATCGTGCGCCTCGGCATACTCGATGATCTGGGACAGGGCATCATTCCGCCCCACCGAACTCATCAGCGAGCGCCAATCCTCAAAGCCCAGCGCCTCGATACACTCTTGCCAGCCGTGGCTTCTCTCCGCCGCTTCCTGGATGGAGTCCCAGGGCAACAGACCCCACTCGGAGCCCTGCGGGAACTCTCCTAGAACATGGCCGTCGTGATAGGGAGTGCCCGGCCGCGTCTGCGGATCTGCCTCAACTCGGTTGATCCACTCGTAACTCGCCAGGCCAGGGATAAGTTCCTTGAACTCGGCTTCCCCATCCGGCAGGATCTTGATGTACGGATCGTCTGGGTACTTGCCCGTCTCTTCCTTGATCCGCTCGGCCCATAGACGGTGCCGATAGTTCGGGGAGTCCTTGGCGCTGATCTTGAAGACCCTGCGATGTTCAGGAACCGGCAGTTGCTGCCCGTTATGCCACCATCCAGCCCTAACCAGCGGGTTTCCCTGCGCCAGGAGAACGTTGTGGCTTCCCGTAATGTTCCCCGTAATCATCTCATGTACCGAGTCGGGGATTCCCGGTGCTTCGTCTACGATGAATAGCTGGTATTTGTTATGGAATCCAGACCAGCCCATCGCCTTGTCTTTCTCGCCGCGGCCCTGCCCCGCGTACACCCGTGCCCACCAATCAGGAGCAAACTCGACTCGCTCGACCATCGGGTCTGGCAGGCCGATGTTATTCTTGCGGCACCACAGACGGATGCGATTGTACGTCCCCAGAAACTGCGACCAAGCCTGAGTTTTCGCCTGCTCTTTCTTGGTCGAGAGGTACATGATGTAGCTTGGCTGGCGGCAGAACAGATAAGCGTTTCCGGCAACGCCAGCCGACATGGTATTGTGTGTCGGAATGAATCCTCTGCCAGCCAGGTACAAATGGCGCGGGGAGTCTACTGCGATACAGCGCACGCTCCTCTTTCCAACCGGAACGATTGAGACTACAGTCCTAGCCGTCTGGCGGGAAGCATATGGTGCGTCTGGTGGCTTTGCGCGAGATGACTTCCTGTCAAGGCAGAACGTGCGCATGAGCGGCCTGAAAGATACACAGTAAACAGTCTTTGGCAGGCCATTGTATTGTATCGTTCGCTGATATTCACACGCCTTCAGTCCAAGCGACCGGGCCAACTCTGCTGTTGTTGTGGCAAATCCTAGTTCTGTTGTGGCAAGAGTCGCGCTCCCGCCGCGGCGATCAATTGTCCCGTCAGAATCCATGATCCCGCGCAAGACAGCCAACCGTGTGTTGTAATCAGAACGCAGTATGTGGTCAGGGACTTCCTTCTTCCCCAGAGCACCGATCTCTCTTAGCCGCGGCATCAATCCGACAACGCAGTATGTCGCACATCCGTTATCTCGCCGTACAGTAGACGGAATTACCCTGATATTTTCTGCCTTGGCAATGTTCAACAACACTGGCGGTGCATCTTGATGCGCAACAGTAATTGATCCGCACGTCCTTGTTCCATCGCCCAACCAGAATCCAAGAGTATACGGGTCAATCTCGTTCTTGCTCCCACGATGTTTGCGCAGACAAAGCGGCTTAGCGGACGGGATGAACCAGTTATACGTTCTCCCGCCACCCGCGCGGAGCGATCCCGCCATTTCCAGCGTAGTGACTTGCCTTGTAGCGTCCCACCATTCGCGCCAGTCAGTAACAGGGGGCAGATCCTTGTTCTTTCCCCAGTCGCGCCACCATGCCCTTTTGCGATCGCGGTATGACATTGCCATCCATACGTGATCGCCATCAGCGACAATGCTCGTCCCGTCATCAAACGAAACTTCGTATGCTTCCGCTGTTCTTGGCGCGTAGACCGCAACAACATGACATTGCTCGCCTGATTCATCAAACAGAACGTCGCCGGAGTTGAGATCGCCCATCCGCACCCAACCTTTTGTCGTTGGGATCGGAGTATCTACATCCAGACACTTGCCCGTTGCATTACCTGCGCGGACATACGTCTCGTTTGCCCTGGGGGTCTCGAAGAGAGAACGAATGATGTCCTCTTCGATAGACCACTTGCCCCACTTCCCCTCTGCTCTCAGCCGAATCCCGAGTTGGTCACGCAGCAGCTTGAAGAACGCCTCGGGGTTGTCCTTGAGGCGAGAGAAGAACTTGGAGGCGGGGGTGTCCACTACTCTTCCTCAGATCCCTTCTTCGCCTCTTCCTTCCCGATCTTCTCTTTCCGTCTCTCTATCTCTTGGAGCGCCCAGTCACACTGCGCTGCCCCGTACTGAAGCTCCTTCGCACTCGCATACCGCGTCCCGCCCTCGTCCGCAGTCGCAAGCATGTCCCGCTTCCGCGCAAGAATCGCCTTCTCTAGGCTCTCCAGGCGCTTGTTGATCGCATTCTTCGTCCCCAACAGCATTGATAACCACCTCGTAGAACTTCCCCTCGATGAACTTGCTTGTGTCTACGTTGTCCAGAACGAACCCCGCACCATCGGCAGCGAACACGACACAGCTGGGGATGGATGAAACGCACTCAAACAACCGCCTCATATCAGAAGTCGCTCGGAAACATGCCGCGCAGAATCTTGATCGCTTCGAGCCTCGTTCCTGCGGCAAGAGTGCGGTCCTCTGCTATGCCAAGAAGCTCAACTCCAATTCGCTGTTTTAGGGTAGGACGCTTCTCCTGTTCGGCGCATGGCCTCTTGGGCTTGTTGCCTTTTGGCCGCTCCATTTCCCCATCAGCAGTAACGCCCATCATCCCCCTCCTATTCCGTCAGCCTTGCAATCTCCTGAAGCGCCTCGGCGCTCAACTCATCGGCCCGCAAGTCGATCGGCCAGATGAAGAGACGACTGTTCTTGTCAGACACCCCGCCTCGCACTGCGTACTCACGGAACTTTCCATACGCCTGATCCGCTGACCAGGCTGCCGTGTACTTCGACACCACCCGCTCGCCCGTCTCCGTCACAATGTCAATGCAGTGTCGGCCACCGCTCTCATACGGCTGGCCGACCTCAATAACGGAAAGCAGGCGACGACCGTAGCTGATCGTCCACATACCACCACCCGCTAGTTCTCTTGGAATGATTACGACGGTTCTGCGTCCACTAACTCGGCCCAGCGAGTAAGGAAACGCCATGACTTCGGTTCTGGGTTCACTGGGTCATACGAGCGAGGGTCGGGTTGCGTGTCCCGCACCCAGTCCGCCTTGACGCCGTACACAGCCAGATTGCCATGAGTCTCGTTCTCTTCTTCCATGGCCTGCTGTGCGGCTTCCCAAGTCTCCCAGACACGCCCGCCGAGATGTGTCACGACACGATCTTTGAGCGTGATCCGCTTAGTACCGAGCTTGCCGTGTCGTTGTAGCGGACGAAGCCTCTCCCTCTCCGCCTTGACCCGCTCGGCGTTGTCGTATGTGTAGACCATATCCCCCTCAACAACTGCGACTGCGAACTGGGGTAGTCGGCGTGGATCGAACACGCGAATGCTGGATTCACAGTCCAGCGCCTTGGCCTCTTGGCGACGACTACCATGCTGGGAACGTAGAACGCTCCCGTTACTCCTCCCGCGCTTGGCGGGTGAGCTAATCTACGTGGAGCGACAGCGCCTCTCTTGGAAGCGCTTTGTCCTGGCTCGCCAGGACGCAGGGAGAACGTCGCTCCAGAATCTGATGGAGGCGGCGGGACTCGAACCCGCGTCTTGCATGATTCTGGCTATGGATCTACGAGCGTAGTCCGCTCTTGATGTCGGGATCGCTCGGCTGCGGACTGCCACAATCCCCTATCGCGCCACGAAT